ACCGAGTCCGCTAACTTTTTGATAAGGAATTGTCATGGCAAATAGTCTACTTACCATCGACATGATTACTCGCAAGGCGCTTGAAATCCTTGAGAATAATCTTGTCTTAACCCGCAACGTTAACCGTCAGTACGACGATAGCTTTGCTGTTGAAGGCGCCAAAATTGGTTCGACCTTGCGTATCCGCTTACCGGACCGCGCACTTGTAACCGACGGTGCAGCACTCCAAGTTCAAAGCGACAACGAGCAGTACACCACGTTGACCGTGGCTTCGCAAAAGCACATCGGCGTTAACTTCACCTCTGCTGAATTGACCTTGCAGTTGGATGACTTCGCAGAGCGCGTGCTCAAGCCTCGTATTAGCCAGCTTGCCGCTAGCATCGATGCAGACGTTGCTAACTCTTACCAGAACATCGGTAACACAGTTGGTACGCCTGGCACGACACCTGGCACGTCGTTGGTTCTGTTGCAAGCTCAACAGAAACTGAACGAGAACGCTGCTGTTATGTCGCCCCGTTACGCCACAGTCAATCCTGCTGCTAACGCTGGTTTAGTTGAAGGCATGAAAGGTCTTTTCAACCCCACCGACACGATCAGCCGTCAGTTCAAGAACGGCATGATGGGCGTCGGCGTGCTTGGGTTTGATGAGATCAATATGTCTCAGTCGATCAAGCAGTTCACGACCGGCTCGCGTACGGCTACCGGCGGCACGACTTCTGCGGCTGTTACCAGCGAAGGTGCAACCACCATCGCCATCACTGGCGCAGGTGCTAACGCAACGGTTAAGGCTGGCGATGTGTTCACCGTGGCTGACTGCTATGCTGTTAACCCACAGACCCGTGAATCAACTGGTTCGCTGTTCCAGTTCGTCGTAACGGTTGATGTGACGCTTAACGGTTCTGGCGCAGGTAACTTGACGGTTGCTCCGATGTACTCGGCCAGCAACGCGCTTGCAACCGTGGCTAGCCTTCCAGCCACCAGCAAAGCTGTCGTGTTTGTCGGCGCTGCTTCGTCGCAGTACCCACAAAACCTCGTCTACCACAAAGACGCCATCACGTTCGCTACTGCCGATTTGATGATGCCGCAAGGCGTTGACATGGCATCGCGTCAGGTTCATAACGGCATCTCGATGCGTATTGTTCGTCAGTACGACATCAACAATGACCGTATGCCCTGCCGTATTGACGTGCTGTACGGCTACAGCGTGATTCGTCCGCAAATGGCTGTTCGTCTCTGGGGTTAATTAATCTAGGGGGCTTCGGCCCCCTTACCGAATTATTTTTTGAAAGGATTTATCATGGCAATTCCTAACGGTGCTGGTGGCTATCAGTACAACGACGGTAATACCGGCGAGGCTTTGTTGTTTGTTCAAGGTGCTCCTACCGCGCTTACTGGCGCAGCTACAATCACAGCGGCTCAACTAGCAAACGGTCTGTTTACGTTTGACGGCGCCGCTGGCGCAATGACGCTGCCTACGGTTGCGTTGCTTGAGGCTGAAGTTTCTTCCGCAGCTAAGATCAATGCAGCGTTTACGTTTGCGGTGGTTAACATCGACAGTACAGATGCGGTGACCGTAACGGCAGGCACGGGTTGGACGCTTGTTGGCACGGCTGCGGTATCGGCAGGTACATCGTCGCAATGGCTGGCTCGCAAGACCGGCGACGGCACTTGGACGGCTTATCGGATTGCGTAATCGATAGGGGGTTCGCCCCCTATTTTTAAAAGGATTAGCTATGTCAAACACTAAGCCAATCGGCGTTGCTTTCACTGACCAAGACATCATCGGCGCGCAGTACATATTGTCTGATGAACAGTTTGGTTACACAGCAAACGCTCAAGGTACGGTAACTCAGGCTACTAGCAAATCGACCGCTGTAACGCTTAACAAAGCCGCCGGTCAGATCACGATGAATAACGCAGCTTTGGCGAGCGTAACCAACGTAACTTTTACGTTAAACAACTCGCTTATTTCTACTAACGACATCTTGATTCTGAACGTAAGCGGTGGTGCTACGGCTGGCGCGTATAACTGCTGGGTTTCTGGTCTGAGCGCAGGGTCTGCGTCAATTACCGTGCGTAACATCTCAGGCGGCTCGCTGTCTGAAGCAGTTGTTATCAATTTTGCTCTGATTCATTGCGTGTAAAGGCGCGGGGGCTAACTACCCCCATTTAAAATTATGGCCGTCATCTATCTTCGCCACCCTACGCATGGTGCTAAAGTTGCTATATCTGACATGGAAGCTGAACATGACAGACAAAATGGCTGGGAAGCGTATGATCCTAATGCCGTAACGGATGAGCATGAGACTGTTAACGAACTTCAACCACGTCGTCGCAGTCGCAGACCTCAGGAGATTGAGTCATGACAACTGCCGCTGAATTGATTGAAGGGTCGCTTAGACTTCTTGGCGTGTTGGCCGAAGGTGAACAGCCCTCGGTTGCTGTGATGCAAGATTCCATCATGGCGATGAATCAAATGATTCAGTCATGGGATACCGAGCGCCTGTCGGTGTTCAGCACGCAAGATCAGGTGTTTACATGGCCTGCTTACACCATGTCCCGCACGCTTGGGCCTACTGGTGATTTTGTTGGCAATCGTCCTATCGAAGTTGACGACGCAACTTACTTTAAAGACCCTTCATCAGGGTTGTCGTTTGGCGTCAAACTTATCAATCAGCAGCAGTACGACGGCATCGCGTTCAAAACGGTTACGTCCACCTATCCGCAGGTTTTATGGGTCAACAATACCTTTCCTGATATTGAGATGACCATTTACCCTGTGCCTATAAAAGCGCTGGAATGGCATATTATTTCTGTAGAAACGCTGACGGAAGTCTCAAGCGTTGCCACTAACCTATATTTTCCGCAAGGATATTTACGCGCTTTTCGATACAACTTGGCGTGCGAACTGGCGCCTGAGTTTGGTGTTGAACCGTCGCCGCAAGTGCAGCGTATTGCCATGTCAAGCAAGCGCAACATCAAGCGCATCAACTTTCC